CGCCACGTCGCACTTTCGAAGGCTTCGGACTGGAATCCTGGTTCATTCACATGGCCCAGCAGGTCCAGCACCACGAACGCCTGTGCGCCTTGTTCCGCGCGTGCGAACCAGACGCCGTCCGGACACAGCGTCATCAGCTGCGCGTCACCCTGCAGCCGCGCCACGATGGCGGCATCGAGCGAGCCGGACCCCAGTTGGATCGTCATGCGGCCGTATGTCCAGACAACGTGAAGCCGTGCGATTCAATCAGCGTGGCCAGCTTCGCGTTCAGTAGTTCGCGTTCGGCGTCACCGATGGCGTGGATCGAATGTTCGACATGCGGCTGGACCTGTCCACGGTTCGCACCCTTCTTGGTTTCACGGACCACGGTGCCGTGTTCCCAGAGGTGCGCGGCTGGCGATTCCGACTTCACGCGGATGGTCAGCTTGCCGGTGTCTTCTTCCGTGTATTGGTTGACGTGGTCGCGCATGAAGCCGGTTTTGACCGGATAACCTGCTTTCGTTTTGCGCTGCGTGTTGTCGGCAGCGGTCTGCAGCATTTCGCGCGCGGCATCCTGCAAGACCTTCGGCAGCGCCTGCAGATCCAGTTCAAATTCCTGCTTCTTGATCCACGTCATCCTGACAGCCATCGTCTACGACTCCATCACGATGACCGGCACGCCCATCGCGGCCAGCGCGTCCTGTGCGGTCTGGAAGGTCTTCGGTCGTGGATCGTGGTCGCTGATGTATTCCGATGCCACGATGATCAATTCCCGGCGCGCGGCGTCCTGTGCGATGACGGACACGATGTCATAGCGATGCGTCACGCCGTCCTTGTCCAGGTCCGGCACCCAGCACCGGCAGACCGAGGTGATGTCCGGCCGGTAGTCGCCGCGCAGCACATGCGTGGCGGTCGCGATGCGTGTATTGGCCACCGGATGTTCCTGGTTGCGGTCCGAGGTGTTCTCGATGCTGACCCACCAGTCCGGTGGGTCCAATGGCATCCACGACTCGACTTGTCCACCGAAGCCGTCCGTGACGATGGGTCCGGGTGCCTCGATGCGGACCTTATGCGTGCGCGTGCCGCGTGGTGTCGTCATGCCAGCGCCGGATCACGGATCTGCATCAACAGCCGCTCCACTTGCTTCCACGCACCGGCGTCATAGTCTTGCGGCGCGCTGTCGTCACCCTTGTGCGTCCACCAGCACGCGGCCAGCGTCAGGACCGCAGCCTGCACGACTGGCGGCGCGGACGTGTCGGTCCACGTTGGATCATTCGCAGACTTCAGATAGTTCCGGACCGCATCGGACGCTTGCTGGACGATGGCCGTCAGGTCGTTCTGGATTTCCGGCTGGCTGGTGACGAAGATGACGCGCAGACGCTGCTGCGCCATGGCCAGCGTGACCAGGACCGGCTGCGGCGTGTAGACATACAGCGGCGCAACCATGTCACTTCACTTGACGCACGGCCGGAATGACATCGCGCAGATCGCGGCCGTCGCGTCCGCGCTTCACGCACAACGTCCACGCCTTCGCGCCGTCGTCCGTGTCCGGCTTCGCGGTCGTGTCCGTGTTGCAGTGCCAGAGGGATCCACCATGGGTGACGATCTGGCCGCGTTGATACGTGCGCGTGCCGTCGTAGACGCCGACGAAGTCCACGCTGCGGCCATCGCTGCCGTCGCGTCCGTCCTTGCCGTTTGCACCATCTGCGCCCGCTGGTCCCGGCACCGGCGCGCGGACCTCCAATACGGCCACGCGTTCCCGCAGCTGTGTCAGTTCCTGGTGCATGGCCGCGATGTGTGCATCCTTCGCGGATTCCAGATCCGTGACGCGGATGACCAGCGGACGCAGGACCAGCGCCACGGCGTCGATCAGTTGTTCAGGCTGCATAGACCTTCGCTTCCAGGTCGCGGCAGAACTTCACGAAGTCCACGCCGTCGTCCTTCATCGTCGGCACCGGCGTGGTGTCGTCCACCTGTGCGGCTGGCGCAGCCGATGGTGCGGTCGAAGACGGGAACGGGTTCGTGGTGTCGCGTTCCGCCAGCGCCGCCAGACTGAACATCTGCTGTTGCAGATAGCAGCTGTCGCCACCCTTGACCGGACCCAGTCCGAAGTATTTCGCGCGGGCTTCATTCGGTGTCATCGCGCCGGATCCGATAGCGTCACCGGCCGCTTTCGTGCGTGTCGGCGTGTCCATCCAGATCAGGTCATCGATGTCGAAGGCGACACCGTAGACGGTCGGATCCAGTTCCAGCCCTTCGGCCAGCACGGCTTCTAGTCCCGTCAGGATCGCTTGCACGCCTTGCGCGTAATACAGCTGCAGCAGCGGTTCGACTTGCGCGTGCGCCGGTGGATCGCCAACGCCGACCATGTATTTTGGGACGTGGAACGCTTCGCAGATGGCTTCCTTCGTGGCCATGTCCTGGTCGGTCAGTTGCGAATCCACAGCCGACATCGTGACGGGTTCGTATTTCAGGCCGTCGCCCAGCACGCCGACTTTCCCAAAATTCGCGCCGCCATAGTTCGCGTTCCAGTCCTGCTTCAGCCGCTTCGCGGTGTCGTCTGAAATTGCGCCCGGTGCATACAGCACGCCGCCGGGACTGGACTGATTCGCAAAGAACCCGGTGCTGTTGTCCTGAATCGCCAGTCCCTGCCGCGCGGGCGCAATGGCCGCATAGAGCGGCGACACACCGACCAATGGGTGATAGAGGCAGTTGTAGCGGTCGTGCATGATTTCCGATGCAGGCACCATCGTCTGGTCGGACTTCTCCAGTCCGGTCAGATCGTCGGTGTAGACGCCGTAGTAGACCGCGCCGTCTGGTGCGATGTAGGGACGCACACGATACGGATCCAGCACGTGCATCTGCGTCACGATGCCGCGCCGGTCACGGACCTTCAGCACGAACGTGTTCCCGAAGGTCAGCTTCGAAATGACCCAGCGTTCAATAAACTGCTGCGTGGTCTGGTAGCGGTTCGGTTTGCGGATGACCGGCGTATACGCCGGATTGGTGGTCGGTCGCCAGACGTCTTCGTCATCGGCTTCGACCAGCGACAGCGTCAGCTTCGACACGTCGCTGGCCACCAGCGTGATGCACGCGAAGACCGTGGGATTGGATAGGACGTCCGCGTCCACCAGCGCGATGTTCTGCTGCCATGCGCCGGGAAAGGATTCACGCACGACCGGCCACCAGAAACCGGACCCGCGACTGGGTGGCGCAAGACCACCACCACCCAGCCATTCCTTGACGGTCAGCTTCAGCCGGTCGTTCAGCCGGTCGAACATGCGCGCTTACCGCTTGTCCGCCAGTCGCACGAAGCCGATACCGACCAGACTGTCAGCCAGCGCAGGATCGTCCACGGTGTAGCGGTCGCCTTCCTTGCGGTCGATGCCGTGGACGGTGTGCGGCAGAACGGCGATGACGTCTGTGCCGGTGGCCGCGTGCGGCTGCGGCGCGGGCGCATCATGCTGCGGCGTGTCGTGATGGTGTTCGTGATTCCGTTTGGCCATGGGTGCCTACCCTGGAATCACCGGTCCGTGCGACACGTAGTCCGCCCATCCGCAGCCGAGTAGCGTGGACAGCAGACCCTGATCGTTCGTGCTGTATTGCTCGCCTTCCGGATGTTCCAGCACGATGCCGCCAATGCTGGATGTGTGGTAGATGTTCGACCGGACCGTCACCGGGTCATCCAGTGGCGGTCCGTTCGGATCCAGCAGATAGGCTTCGGCTTGCATGACTACGCAGCCACGTAACCCTGCACGGTGTATTGCACACCGGCGGCGCGTGCGCGCTTCCAGTTGATATACCGTTCGGCGCGCAGACCGATCAGATTGTTCTGCCACAGCGACGTCAGGACGACCGTCGCATCCGGTGGCGACATCGGCGCGCTGTCCATCTGGACGGACGCTTCCGAAGACGCATCGATGGTCACGCCACCGTCATCTGCGAACAGCACTGTGGACGGTTCGATCAGGATCACGTTGTTGCCGACAACCTGCGACGTGATGACCTTGACACCCATCGCGCTTCCACCGGTCACACCCATGCCGGGGAACAGCGACTGACCAAGGGGATTCAGCGCAGCGCCCAGCGCTGCCGC